GTGAGCAATATTGTAAAATGGGCAGCAGTCAGTGATGAGGAAACTTTCGCAAAAGTTCGAGTGGAATTTTCCTTCGGTGACGGAAGTGCTGTTCAAAAAACAGTTACGATGGCCGATTTCATCAGAGCCATGAGCACGATTGAAGCAGAGCAGGAGAGATGCCTTGAAATTGGACAGATACCAAATGGATTTTATGACGGGGTACTGATCCAGAATAAGGAACAGAGTTTTGATGTGATCATCACGGTTTCGGCACATCTGGGGGTTATTTATCTGTTTGGAGTGCCAAAGCAGGTTGTGTTTCCGGATCTGGCATTTCTGTTTAAGGTAAGAGAGGGGATGGTATCCGCCTCTTTTTGTTTTGCCTTAAAGCGGGATGAATCCGGGATGATCGGGCCGGCCAGCAGGTTATGTTATTACCCATTTGGAAATGTATATGATAATGGGAAAATATGTTGGGGAAATACGGTATTTCCGAAAATGACTTCGATCAAAGATGCGGAGAAGCTGATCCAGGCATTTTTTGATGCAGAAACCAATAATGATCTGTACCAGAACCGGATCGCGGAGCATCCGGAATTTAAAGAACAGTCCGGTCTTTTGGAAACACTTAAGGAAATGGAAGTGTTCCCGCAGAAATGGCTGAAGGAAAATGGAAATCAATTAAGCAATTTATGTGTTGCGATAAGAGGAGGAAAATAGGTTATGCAGATGAGTTTTTTTGATTTTGAGGAATTTAATGAGCTGAAGGCTGAGGCAAAGAAGAAAGAGGCACCGAGAAAGAAGAAGGAAGAAAAGCAGAAGAAAAAATCTGCGCCGAAAACGGTTTACAAGCTGCCCCTTACGTTAAAGAGTATTGCTGGTGATCTGGTGATGACGGAGGGAACGGGAACAGAGGAAGAAGTGAAGCAGTTTCTGGCAGAGCAGGGCCCATTCTTTGCAATCTGTGATGTTTCAAAGAAAGAGGATGCATATTTGTGCCGCCCAAAGAACCATGAAGGAGTGGAAAAAGGAACCATCACGGCTGACGGAATGCAGGTGTTCTTTGGGGCAGAAGCAGTGGATGTTACGGCATTAACAGGTGAGGTGGATCTTACAAATCTGTTTGAGTATGTGTTAAAGAGCAAGGGGCTTAGCGGATTAAAGCTTACTTTGTTTAAAAACGAAAACAATGTTGTGCTCCTTCCGGCAGAATCTTCTGCAATCACCGTACCATTTGAAGATACAGAAGAGATCAGGGTGCTGAAGGCAGGAGAAGAGCTTACCATTGGAATCAGCGAAGAAGCAGAGACACTTGAAGAACAGCTCAAGGAACTTGAGGGTTATGGATCCTTATATGATCTGTACCCGTGTGGCGAAAAATACTATCTTGGCCCGAAGTATGCTGGTGTATCCAGTGCCAGTACGGTTAAAGTGACCAAGTATGCCATTGACGGAGTTAAGTTATCCCTGATGTTTACCTCATATGACTTATCTTCAGAGGATTTTGGCGGTAAAAAGTCCGTCACGGAAGAGGATCTGCTGAATTTCCTGGATGCAAAAGGACATCTGGAATACCGGCTGGCAGGTGCAGTATTTACCTGGCTCGGAAAAGATAAGAACATTCTGTATGTGGGAACAAAGGGCAGCAAAAAAGGTGCGGATGATAAGGAAACATTGGATAAAATGCAGCTTTCTATCGGAAGACAGCGGGTGATGCATCAGGGAGAAATCTATGATATTCTGAACCATCCATGCTTTTACTGCGGAAGCTCATTGGAAAGTGACCAGAAACTCTTTATTTGGAAACTTGAAAAAGTGGATATTTCTTATTGGTTAGCTATATCACGGTTTTTTTGCGAAAACTGTGACAGCGAAGTAGCTGTGCATCTTTTTTATGACCCCAAAAGAAAGAGCTTTAAGTGGTTTGTGCCCTTTCAGCAGGTATATCATGCATCCGTTGAAGCAGAACGGGAGCCTTATTTAGAGTGTTATGAAGTTTCAGGATTGGTAAAGGTTGGAGAATTTCATTCCCATGGCAGGATCCCGGCCTTTTTCTCTGCCACAGATGATGAGGATGAAACATTTCCTGGACTTTACGGCGTGGTATCCTGCGGCGATGACAGGAAAGTTTATCGTGCCGTACTAGGGGCAGATAAACAGATTTTTCTCACAGAAGAACAGATGAAAACCGTTGTGTATGATTCCGATGAGGATCGGCTGTCCTGGGTTTTGGGCTGGTTTCATCAGGTCTACAACAAGAGCATCGGAAATGGAAGCCACTATATTGTGCTGGTGGGGCAGGAAAAGACAAAGGCCATTTATGTTCCATCGTATGAAATGGCACGATTTTTTGAAGGTATTTTCCATGTATATTCCATTGACCGCGGCCTGCGAAAAGATTACTGTCCGCAGGATCATCATTTTCTGATCTCAGCAGAGGAGCTTACCTGGAGAAAAGGAGATCCTTTGCTGTGTGGATGTGGTTATGCTGATCAGTTGGTCGCATTATTATAATCGGAGAGGTATGTTTATGATAGAAAAATTGGAGGAGTATGGCCGGTTTCTGTTTGGCTGGGCATTCCGGGCGATGCAGAGCGAAATGACAATGCAGGAATCCCTGAATGCAAAGTCAGAGAGAGCCTATCTTACAGGAACAGAAATCGCACTGTTAGAGGATAGCAGTCTTTTTATCATTGGGATTGGTATTCTGGTGCTTATGGAAGCATTTTTTGTTGTGGTAGTTATATCCTTATTGCTGCATGGTGTGATGGAGCTGATTATACGGTGCCTGGTCGAGGGGTATAGCTTTCTTACAAGGGAAAAGAGATCCCGGCAGCGTGCAGCGGCCAGGAGGATCCAGAAGCGCCAGGAAGCGCTTCTTTTACAATACGTTCTGGAGTCTGAAGAAAGGACAAAAGAGATGCCGGATGTGTTAAAACTGCCAGAATTTATGGTAAACAGGGAAAGGAGAAACAAACATGCGTATTAATCTGCATGTAATTGTGATAGGAGCTGGCTTGACCGGCTCCTTCTTTTTAAAGGAAATGATTGCGTATCTTCATATGAAACAGGAAAATTTGATCCGGACGGATATTACGGTTTTTGATCCTGGTTCAATCGGTAAAGAGGACCTTGGCGCGGTATATATCCGGGAAGATCTTGGCCAGAACAGGGCACTTTTATTATCAGAACTTTTGAAAGAACAGTATGACTATGAGGTGACGGCTGTTCCGGGAGATTTTTCTGTAGGCAGTCCGGTATTACAGATTTCCAAACGGGATTATGTTTTTATGGTTGATTGCAGCGATGGGAGCATTCCTGGAGACTACCGAACGGAATGGAAAAAACTGTCTGCGAAAAGAAAGCTGTATCTGAAATTTGCAGATGCAAAGCTGTATTTGGATGACGGAAGCGGAACGGAACCATTTTTTTCAAATACGGAAGAGAAAAGCGAAGATTTTGTCTGGAAGCATTTGGAAAGAATGTTTTTGGTGAACCTTGCCATGTCAAAGATTGTGGCCGTTTATGAAGAAGGACAGATTGAATGTGGGACATTTTGTGTGAATGAAAAAATGGCCCAAATAAGACCACAGCATCATAACGACCAGAAGTTGGATCTTCCCATGGGCCGGAAACCAACCGAAGTTTTTCATTATCAACTGGTTGTGGTAGGCACTGGTGGGACCGGTTCCTATTATCTGAAGGAATTAGGTGCAATCCTTTCATCCTTAACGAAGGAGGAACGCAACTCCTATGCATTATCCATAATCGATGGAGACCGGGTGGAGCAGAAGAACCTTGACCGGCAGAACTTCCTGAAAGAGGATGTTGGCCAGCATAAGGCAATGGTACTGGCACAAGCTCTTAGAGACCATTATGGGATCGAAGTAAGAGCATATCCAATGTACATTGACTCCGCTGAGCAGTTAAAAGTGGTCTTTAAGCAGATGACGGGAACTTATTATAGACGCACGGTCCCGATCCTGATTGGGTCAGTGGATAATCACCGGGCCAGACAGGAAATGGAAAAATGGTTCCGTCAGACGCCTACTGGTATCTGGATCGATGCGGCAAATGAATTTCACACTGGCGAGGTTGTAGCTGCAGTCAAAAAGAATGGAAAGATGTTGTCACCTTCCAGGCCGTACTATTTTCCGGAAATCATGCGAAGCCGGGAAAAGCGGGCAAGTGAATTAAGCTGTGGGGTGATCAACCAGTCTTCACCGCAGCATCGGTTTACCAATATGGCTGCGGCAATGCTGGCTTTATCAGCTACTCTCGGAATTTTAAGAAACGGGTTCCTTCCATATAAAATAGTTTATTTTGATGTGTTTAAGGGAAATGCTATTCCGGTAAATGCGGGAGCGGAAAGGGGAATATTTTTTGAAGATAGTGAATGAGGAGCGTTATCAGCAGCTCTTCGATCATCCGGAAGAACTGCGTAAGATCATTACCTATGCAAAGCGTCTGATGCAGTATGAAAAATGTTTTGATTATTCTTTTCGGGATAACTGCATGAAGATGGAACTTTTACAGGTAGCGGTACAACGCATCCTGCAGGAATATGGGATTGAAGTGGGGGAAGTTTATGATTTATCGATTGAATGGATTGAGTCAGACGATGAAGATGACTTCATCAGTGAAAATGAAGAAGTACTCTTTTGTGTAGAAACTCCATATCCTGGGATTATTGGGTTTACCGATGTGGTTTCTGCCTATGAGGATGATACAGAAACTCTGGAACTTTTTCCAGAAGAAGTAAAGGCAGAACTGAAAGAATACCTGGGGGAATGTGGAACTACGGTACTTACTTTGGACGTTGTGGAGCAGGTAATACGCTGGTATGAAGAATGCAGGGACTGGAGACTTTGTGAAATCGCATTTGAAGCATATGAGTTGTTTTGCCAGTCTTTAAGTGTTTCTTATTCGTCCGGGACAGATTTTATTCAAATTGGTGAGCATTATTACTGGCTGTACAATCCAGAAGAGAACTCAGACTGGGGAGATATGTTTCCGGTATCTCCGGTATGTGACTTATGTGGGATTGTTCTTTATGTGTTAGGAAAGGCAGGAGGAGTATGCTAAATCTGAGCGATTATAAGGAACACTTTTGTGAATACATATTGTTCCGGTACGCATGGGCGAATGAATTTGTGAAAGAACCGTTTCCAGAAAATTTATACGAATATTATGATAGTTTCGCAAAAGCTTACCGGTATCTGATCGAAAAAATAGGATATCCGGTGCTTTACTGCGGAGTGACAACATCTGCAGAGCAGATCCTGGAACCTATTCTTGCAAAATGCAGAATGAAATATGAACAGTACCATAATTTACTGAAGCTTTATGATCAGGATGAGCCGTATCTTATGCTGGTGCTGCAAGATAACCAGCAGACCGATCAAAGAGGCTTAAACGTATTTGGCAATGCGTTTAATGGAGGCGGTCTTTACATTTCCTATGGTACATATAAAGATAATGTGCCGGCCTGGAAAACATGTCTGCTTGCTGCGAAATTGGAAATGTGTTATCGGCTAAAGGAGGAGCGCGCGTGGAAGTATTAAAACAGGTGATCCGGCTCATGAAAAGGATAGAAGGTGCTTTCTGTCCGTGGAGTTATCTGGATCAGATGGACTATTTTCAACAGGGTGGTTGCAACGAAGAAGAGGCATATGCGTATGCAAATTCCAACATGGGCAGATCTGCCAGGTATTATCCACATTATCAGATGTGGGTCAGCCATTTAGTAAACCGGCTGATCAAAGCAGGTATTATAACCTGTGAGTATGAGACGGCAGAACTAAGAATGGAGGATGTACCGGTTGAAAATCTTTTATGTATTGTCAGTGATGAATGCTCTGAGGGATTGGAAGTGGCAGATGGCCAGAGGAAAAGAACGCTAGATGCCATTATGAAGGCATTAGGGTTTGAATTATTGGAATTTGCTGAATTGGAGGATTTGGATCATATATTGTCCAGGGATCAGAAGGCGGCATTTTACAGAGCATTTGATGAATTCCGATGCGATTTTTATGGAGAAGAGCGAGAGTTTGTCATTGTACTCATAAAGGGAGAAAATGCACCGCTTCTTTCTGAAACGGATATTTTCGTGGAACTGGATTATTTTGTGATTTCATTTGAAGATTTTTTCATTATGATATATCCTTCAGAAACTGGATTTTGCGATGGATATGTGGAAATCACGTATGGGATTGGCTTCTTGTCATGGAATCTTATCCCATTATTACAGATGCTGTATGGAAAGTTAAATGGAAATGTCGAAGAATTTTTCAATCGTTCTGTCATGGAACAGGAAGCGCAGCCATTATAGTGTAACCAATGAGGACATGGCTTCGCTTCATTGAGTACGAATTACTGAGAAAGTGAGTGGAGAAAATGGTGAAAATTGTATATGGAACGGAACCGTACCGCATTGACCATGAAGTACGGAAATTAGCGGAAAATACGACATATTATGTGCAGGTATTTGATGCCATAGATGGAGTGAAAGAATTTCTGCAAAGCATTTCATTCTTTGGGATACCCTGCGCTATTTATAAGGTGGAGGATGTGAAAAAAGAGAGGAAGGAACTCTTGCATCTTATGGAAGAGTGTCCGGAAAGTTCCTGCTTGATCATTCGGACGGAAAAGCTTGACAACAGCAAGGACTGGAATGCATGGAAAAGTAAGCATGGCATATGTTGTGATAAGCTGAATGGAAAGTCTTATCAATGTTGGATCCAAAAAGCTTTTCAGTCCTTAGATTGTCCAATAGCGGAGCCGATGCTGCGATATTTTATCGACAGGAGCGCTTATGCATACCAGGAACGCAGGGACGGGAAAGATGAGACAATAGATCTTTACCAGATAGCTATTTTCATTAAACAGATTGCATTTGCGTCCATGGATGCTGGAGTGAGCAAAGAGACGATTGACCAGGTTGTTCCTGCAGCAGTGGGGAAAAGCTGGGAATTGGCATCAAAGCTTTTACTGGATCCTATGGAAGGTATGAAGCTCGCGGTGGAGTTATTCGATCATGGGAATAATAGCCTTAAGCTTTACGGGATGCTTCTTCGGAATTACCGGGTTGCGAAAAAAGCGTTATTGTTGTCAGATATGAAGGAAAATGAAATTTTAAAGCTTTTAGGCCTTACGGAAAAGCAGATGCGGGGAATACGGGCCTATCGGAAGTTACCGGAAGAGCGTTTGGATACGGTAATGTCGATATTGATAGAGGCAATGAACAGAACGAAAATTTCTTTTGGAAACGAGAGAAATCTGTTTATCCAGACTATGGCAAAATTGATTATATTATAATAGGAAGAAACCCAGACAGAGATCAATGATCGTGCCTGGGTTTTTTATTGTCATGTTTCCAGGAGTCGGATTGCCCGTACATCCCCAATAGATATACCTCCATTTGAAAAATGCTGTGCATTGCTATTGATAATATGAATTAAAATTATATATTGATAATAAAATCATTAGAATTACATTATATTAAATGTAAATTGATAATTTTATAACCAACGCCATCTTCAAATTCATACTAAAATAATTGAAACGGGAGGTGGGAGAATGGCCAATGCGCAGCAAGAGGATTTTGTTCGTAGACGGATTACGGAATTGAGACTAAGCAAAAACATTTCCGAACACAAAATGAGTCTGGATTTGGATAAAAGTGGATCATATATACGTGGCATAACCAGCGGAGCGGCCTTACCGTCTCTGAAAGAACTGTTTAAAATAATTGCCTATTTAGATATGACGCCGGCAGAGTTTTTCGCACCACTGGATGATGAAGATACCACATACAGAAAAGTGTGTGAAAAATTACGGACTATGAATGAATCGGATATTGAAAAGATTAATACTTTTATAGGGTGGATTGAAAAGTAGAGATTGCTTGAAACTTAAGAGGAATGCTTTAGAGGCATCCTCTTTTTTCTTTTGCTAATTAGGAATCAGTAGTATAATGAAAGAAAACGTATTCGGGGGCGCTGCAGATTTTCATCAGAAGTCGAAACGTTCTGATTATAGCAGGGGAAATCCGTAATTTAGGAAAACGGGAGGAAAGAGGAATGGGTAAGGTTTTGATCGTGATCGACATGCAGAATGATTTTGTGACGGGAACTCTTGGCAATAAGGAAGCGCAGGCAATTGTTCTAAATGTGCAGGCAAAAGTAAAAGAGTATGCGGACCGCGGGGATCGGATAATTTTTACCAGGGATACCCATGGGGAGAATTATCTGGACACGCCGGAGGGGAAAAAGTTACCAGTGAAGCACTGCATCAATGGAACGGAAGGCTGGCAGATTGTGCCTGGGCTGGAAGTGGAAAACTGCGAATATATAGACAAGCCGACCTTTGGCTGGCTTAACTGGGAGGGCTTTGGCTCAAACGATGAGATTGAACTGGTTGGAGTATGCACGGATATATGCGTGGTCTCCAATGCGTTGATCCTGAAAGCCAAGTATCCGGAGGCGATAATTTCAGTGGATGCAAGCTGCTGTGCCGGAGTTACACCAGAAAAGCATAATGCCGCACTCGAAACAATGAAGAGCTGCCAGATTGATGTGTATGGACAGGAAGAGTAAAAAGGAGTATATGGAAAATTTTTAGTGGTTCTTTGCCAGAAAATATTCTATAATAATCTTGTATACGCAGTTTTCTCCCCGCCGAAAGGCAAAAAAATTATGTGTATGCAATCAACTTATAAGGCTCTTTCTCAGTTATATTAAAGGGAAAGAGCCTTTAGTATATCGTGGAGAGATAATATGATAGAAACTTGTTAGGTGGCTTATACCGAGAAAATCCAGTAAAATCAAGGAATTATGAAGCGGTTAAGAGTAGTAAAAAGTGGGAAAATGTAGGTAATTCATACATTATTCCTGCACTACTCCTATACCGCTATTCCTATATTTGAGCGTCAAATACAAGTCATTTTATTTTTTCTATTTCAGTTCTGAGCCATTCAAATTCTCTGGCTGTATACACCTTTTCGGTGATATCTGAAATCTTATGTCCGACCATATATTTGATAGCGTATTCATCGACTTTAGCATCTTTGCATTTGGTTACGAAATGCTTTCTGCCGTCGTGAGGTCTATGATCCGGGTTGAGTTTAAGCTCGTCCCGAATGCGATTGAATATTTTGCTATACCGATTGTATGTCAACTTGGTATTCTTACCGCGGCGATCTTCATCTGTATAATTGAAAAGATATTTGCTCCCAAGTTGATCAGCCTCTTCGTATGATTTAGAAACCAAGTCCCTTATCCGAGGATGAATCGGTACAACTCTGTTTTCACCAGCATCGGTTTTAATTCCACCTTTAAATGTCCAGTTCGATAAATCAACATCTGCTAATTCTATCAGACCTAACTCCTGGGGTCTCCATCCAGAATAGCATTGAATAATCATGAACTCAATCCCATATTTATGTCCGAGATTCTTCCACAGAAGAGCCATCTCATCATCAGAGAATGGAATGTGTTCTTTCTTGACAGTCTGTATTTCTTTAATGGTATCGTCTGTAAGCTTGAATGTTCTCGAATAGTTCCGATCTACAAGTTCGTATTCAACAGCATAGTCGAGCATCTGATTGAAGAGCGTCTTTATCTTATTCTTCATTGATGCGCTTGGTGTCTGCTCTTGGCCTCTTACGGTAGCAACACCTTCTTCCATGCAGCCTTTTATGTGCCTTGCTCGAACATCCATGACTCGCATATCGTAAACAGCAGAGCAGTATTGCCAAGCCGATGTAGTAGCTCTGGCGCTGTCGTCGCTCTTCAGAGTCTTGAAATATTCCGGTGTCCATTTGTCGTACAGTTCCTTGACTGTGATAGACGGTTCCAGGTCATACGGATTCTTATTAAATTCCACAAGAGCTGTGTATGCATCATTGTATGTTGGAAAGTATGACTCCGGTTTCAACGGCTTACATATTGGTTTGCCATTCTTATCCTTTCCAACCGTAACCATTGCACGGAAAGGGTTCCTTAAATTTCTACCTTTAATCTCACTTATTTGACCGAAACCGTTTGGAAGCCGCCTGCGCTTATTTGGTTTACGAGACGATTTGGGCTTTGCGTCTGGTTTCAGCGGGTATCCACAATGCGGACAGGTATTTGCTTTATCGCTTACCTGTAAGTCGCACTCCGGGCATTGTATCAGCATATTAAATCCCTCCTCATGATAATGAACCGAGATTTTATGTTGGATTGTTGATTTATCGTTAGTAATCATATATCATAGTGTAGGAATTGTCAACTCCTACACTAAATTTTTATATTTTAACCTAGGATAGAAAGGGTTAGGTATATGATCAGTAACAATACATCAACCTGCCAGGACTGCGGTGGAAAATTGAAATACTATGACAAAGTTAGAAGAATTGTACGGACGAAAGGTTGTGTGAGCAAATGGGTGAATGTTCCGAGGTATCAATGCTCCGAATGCGGATGTATACATCGGTATCTCCCAGATTATATTTACCCATACAAGCAATACGAATCGGAAATAATAGCCGGTGTTATAGAGGGACTGATCACTTGCGAGACTTTTGGATATGAAGATTATCCATGTGAGATGACTATGATACGTTGGAAGGCGCATAAATCGCAACTGCTTTTATGAATAGAATACATATTTACGGAGGTGCGATATGAGTGTAGAAGAAAGACATCTGCTGAATAAAATTCGATTTTTCGAGGATATGCTTTTGAGAAGTAAGGATTATCGTCAGCAGGAAAACATCGGAAAGGAATTGACTGTAATGCGTATTCGGTTACAGAAACTACGGTTTAACAAAATGAGAACAGGGGCTTAGCAAAGCCTCTTTCTTTTTGCTCATATCCACCGAGGTTGTTTTTACTAAATGCTGTTCCTAACCTAGAATAGCCGTTGAAAGGAGGTAGCAGCCAATGAATGAAAATGAATTTGCAACTGGCTCGGTTCCGGTAATGGTTGCGGCACGAATTTACGGCAAAGACGCGTCATGGGTTAGGGCCGGTATTATATCTGGATGGTTGCCAATCGGAAAAGCCACAAGGAATGGTCAGTTAGTGACAAAAATTGAGGACATGAATTCTAAGTACGGACGTATCAATTTTTATATTTCACCGAAGCGCTTGTACGAGGAGACTGGTTATGTGTGGAAAGGGGAGAAGCGCTAATGGGAACAACAATACGTCCGGAGCTATCCGAAAAGAATCCTTATTGGATAGAGAAGCACCGTTATTACGAGCTTAAACATTTCTGTCTTCAGTATCCAATCTGGAGAAAAGCTTATTCGGTTCTTGATGGGTACTCTAATCCGCCGAAAGATTTGGCATCGTTCGTAGTAACCAGTACGCTTGGTGATCCGACTGCAAAATGCGCCATGGCTAAGACATATTATTCTGAGCGTACAGATATGGTCGAGAGAGTCGCAGAGCAGACTGATCGAGAACTGGCGGAGTATATTTTAAAAGCTGTAACAGAGGGATGGTCCTATGACATTCTCAAAGCTAGATTAGAAATTCCATGCTGCAAGGATGTTTACTACGAATTGTACAGACGATTTTTCTGGTTACTTAACAAGGAGCGGAAATGATATGAAGATTGTCGATAAAGCTGTGAAGAAGGTATACCGGTTCAACTGTCCAAATTGCCAGAGCCGACTTGAGGGCGAGAGTAAGGAATTTGAGGATATCGGTGGGAAGATTAGCAAATTCTTTTGCCCAGTATGCAAGAAGGACCGTTATATTACATGGTCTGATCTTCGGAAGAAAACGGTGTACGAAGGTGAGAACACGCAATAATTACAACTCCCTTTATGAAAGGAGAGTGACTACTATGTCTAATTTAAAGAATGTTATCATTTATTTGTTGTCGGTATTGATCGCGTTTGAAAGCGGGGTATTGCTTTTTATAGTGGGGATGTTTACCGTAACAAATGATCTTAAAAACGATCGAAAGAATCGAAGCGTTAGTTACAGATCTTATCGTAAAGGAGATTGAGCCAGCAATGGCTCTTTCTTTTTATTCTAGGTTAGATACCGTACGTAGGTTACCGTGAAACATGTTATTTTGATATTTGAAAAATTGCCGGGTGGTATTTTTCAGAAAAACATTTTGGAAGGAGGAGCAGAAGTGAGCTTGATGATTGGATTACTGATCGGAATAATGGTTGGGGTGTTATTGCCTCGATTTATATTCAGGGAAAAACCGGTTGGTTCGCTTAGGGTCGATGAATCAGATCCAGATAGCGGACCTTATTTATTTCTCGAATTAGATCGGTCTGGTGCGGATGCAATTTATAAGCAGCGTTACGTACGTTTGCGAGTGGAGCTGAAAAATTATATTTCGCACAAATAACACTCTCTATTATGGAATGAACCTAATAATTATTTGAAAGGAGAACGAAATGGAAGAGAAAAACATCGAAGAATTATTAAGTGAGGAGATTGCAGCACAGATTGAGGCTTTATCTGATTTGCAGTCCGGAAGCAAAGAAAAATCAACAGCGATTGATGATCTGACAAAGCTTTACAAGCTGAGAATCGAAGAGAACAAGAGTGTGTGGGATGCTGATGAGAAGTACAATCGGCGTATGATGGACGAAGAGTCTGTTACGAAAGATGGCGACTTCAAAGATCGGCAGATCGCAGAGCAGGTTAAGGATCGATATTTCAGAGTTGGTATTGCAGCGGCAGAATTATTGATTCCGTTGATGTGTTATGGCATCTGGATGAATAAAGGATTTAAGTTTGAAGAAACTGGAACCTTCACATCTTCAACATTCAAAGGGTTAATCAACCGTTTTAGACCTACGAAGAAGTAGAGAGGAAATTCTGAAACGTTGGGGACGTGTGTAACGCATGTCCTCTTCGTTTTTTCTCGTGAAAAATGCAAGGGCTATTATGAGAGAATAAAGCTTTATCTCTTGAACTACAGACAACAGCTTGTATACTATATGTATGGGAGCTGGACAGTACGAAAGGAGATATTTAGCTATGAGTATTTTTAACGAGGAGCAAATTAAAGCAATGTTCAGCAGAGAGTATATCTGTCATGAGTGTGGGCATTTAATGGAGTTCGAGGATGAGTGGGAAGATACGCTGGTGTGTCCCCACTGCGGCCACAGTATAGATTTAGATGATTACGGCCGCGAAGGCAATGAAGAATATGAGAACTTATACCCAACCAGAGAAGAAGTATTGGGCATTGCGAATGATGATTCCGAGGAAGATTCAGACGATTAAAAACATAAGCTAAATGGGAGAGGGTCTTAGAGAAATCTAAGGCTCTTTTCTTTTTGCTATGAGGAGATAGAAATGCGGTACCATTATCAAAAGCCAGACATTTATTTGTCAATGTACGGCGAACTTTACATTTGCAATCATCCTGTGTATGATCGCTGCACTCTATTTACGATAGGGAATAAAGGTCTGGCAGTGATCCAGCAGCGATTTAGTGCAGATACAAAAAGTACATATTGGACAGAGGTCGATTCATGGCTGACAGACTCTTTATATTTACATCCAAAATTCAAGGAATATTTCGACAGCCGATCCGGAGAGTGTACGGAAGGATTGTATCCAACGGTCACTATAAGACAAATAATGTGGGCGTTAAAAATGAAACCAATACAGCGTCAGCGATGGGAAACGTGTTTCGATAGACGTGAGATTTGAGCGCATTTTTTACAAAGACTTTTATGGAAAAGGAACTAAATAATTTCACATAAAGGAGAAAGAAAAATGATTGAAACTTATGTATCTATCGGAAAAGTAACTGATTATGCGATTGGTGTTCTTAAGTATTTCGCTACGGCTAGTTCGATTTTACTGATTAGTATTATCGGAGCTTTGACGGCGTGGATATTTTGGAGTGCTGTTGGTATGATTGTTGCCATCGTAGGTATAGTAATAGCAACCATTGTATTGACCTTGGGAATTTATGAGTTACATACCCAAAAGAGACGGAGACGATAACAACGTCTCTTCTTTTTCGCCAAAATAACAGTTCCTTTTATGAAAAACTGAAGCTTTGAAAGGAGTAAAAGGAGCATGGATGAAATGAGAATAGTATCGAAATTCACGAGAGGAATCATTTCCAAAGCAATAAAGATAGTAATACGTAAGAAAACGGGATACAACATTGATATTCAGTTGAACGAGGCTATTACTACTATAAACGGTGGAAAGACTCATCTTCACCTGGATGTAGATGCAGAACTCGATAAAGACGAGCTGATGAGTATCTTGAAGAGCATTGGTTTAAATTAACCGAGAGGGGCGCATACAACGCCTCTTTCCTTTTACTTCGCAAAATTTACAAGGCATATTATGAGAGACAGTAGCTCAGTTGGTAGAGCGCGAGACGATTAAAGTCCCGAAGTCGATGGTTCGAGTCCATCCTGTTTCTCTTTTATTTTTGCAGAAAGGAGAGAACGGATGTCTATCGAACAACTTGACTTATTGTTATGCGATACGTATCAGATGGATGCGTGGTTTCCATTCGGTTGGAAATGGAAGAAAGAGCTTGAAAAATCGAGCTATTCGGTATGGGCTATTGATGAGTTGAAAAGATACATCGTCGGTAGACTTTATCCAAAGAAATCTGGATCGGTTGAAGATTTCATCACATTTGTTGGTGACTTCCGGCGAATAATGAATCAGTTTTCAAAAATCAATCCGGATAACAATTTTATGTTTTCAGTAGCAGCGGACATATCCACAGATGTCCTGGATTTATTACATGCTATGAAATAAAAACGAAAGGAGAACATGATGAAGAAACCAAATCTTCAAAGACTCGCTCAGAGGTCGAAAATCTATCTGAGAAAAGCATCACCGACAATATTGTCTGGTCTTGGTGCGGCTGGGGTTATCGTAACGTCGGTATTAGCTGTACGTGCGACACCAAAAGCTCTTCGTAAAATCAGAGCGGATAGTAAGACAAATCACGACGGTGATCCAGAGGCTTATAGCAAACTTGAAGCTGTTAAATCAGCATGGGTCTGCTATATTCCGGCAGCAATTAGCGGTACGGCAACGATATTCTGCATCTTCGGTGCCAATGTGTTGAGTAAACGCCAACAGGCAGCACTTACCAGCGCTTATGCGTTGCTGAATGATTCCTATAACAACTATAAGGATAAGCTAAAGGAATTGTACGGCGAAGAGGCTCACCAGAAGATAGTTGATGCTATCGCAGCGGAAAAGGTTAAGGACGTGTATATTACTTCAACTGGATTAGTTAGAAACAGTTCACTTGATTTTGATGAGCATGATCCGAATGACGAAAGGTTATTCTACGATGCCTATTCCAATCGATATTTCGAAAGTTCCATCAACAGAGTTATTCAGGCGGAATATCATTTGAACCGTGATTTTGTCATCAGCGGATATTTACCGGCGAATCATTTTTATCAACTGCTTGGTCTTGAGCCTTTAGAAGGAGGAGATACGGTTGGATGGAGTATTGATACAGGAATATACTGGATCGATTTTAACCATTCCAAAGTAACACTGGATGATGGACTTGAAGTATTGGTTATCGATATGGATTGGGTTCCGGATGCCGGCTGGGATTCTGAATAAATCTGGTCATTCGCAGAAATTACAAGCTGTATTATGAAAGGAGAGTGTCATTATGAGCAATAAAAGTAAATGGATTAAGGCTATTGGAGTAGCAGCAACCGTGATTGGTGTAGGCGTAAACCTTATTACCGATTGGGTGAATGAACAGAAAATGGACGAGAAAATTGAAGAAAAGGTCAGTGAAGCACTTGCCCGGAGAGACAAAGATGAAGCGGAGGAGTCCTAACAAGGCTCTTTCGCTTTTTCTTTTGGAGGAGACAAATGGAATCGCCGACTGAAAGAGCCATTTATACTGTACGTTATGCTATCGCAACAATGCCCGTGGTTCAGCGTGGATATAACTTTGAGCAGGCGAGTTATATGAGATGGGCTGGAAGAGAAGTGTTAATACGACTCTGCAAACACCCAGAGATACCACCGCTGATCGTGATTGAATCATTTCGAGAAGAATGTGATTCATATTCATGTGTGAATCCACGAACAAGTTATGTTTTTTCTTGTGCGAAAGATATGCTTGAGTGGATTATTGACCTGCTAATTTCGTAGTTACCAAATAAAAATTTTATATTCTGAAAGGAGAACGTACTATGTGTACAAGAGAAATGACATTAGGAGAAGAAATTATCAACTTAACCAAAAGAGGCATCGATGTTCCGACGGTAGAGAGGATGTATAGAAAGTACATCGATCTTGACGAAAAGGGAAAATCAGAGGGTTGTTATGCGATTGATTTGGGACCGTTATTTCCGACATTTGATATTGGCGATACAGTTCGCTATTGCAGAGCTGATGTTGAGGCGACCTTGAATTTATTTAGAGATACGGTACATAATCCGTATTCTATCCTTCCAGCAGACATTAAAGTTGGCGATAAAATGATGGTTCCTTTAGGAAAGCTCGGAAACTTTACAGCAACAGTTCAGAAAGTTACGAACAATAAGGTGCTATTCATTTTCGACGATTATGTTGCCAAACGCCCGATGAATGAAGATGGTGGCAATGCTGGCGGATATTCTCAGTCCGATCTGAAAAAGTGGATCGATAGCGAGCTGTACAATATGTTCCCTGCGGTTCTTAAGCAGAGAATGACCGGTTTATCAATCCCGACTCTCGGAGAGATTTGTGGCTGGGCCGATAAATGGGATCGAGATCACATCGAAGCGGATGGCGATGAGCAGCTTCCTCTTATGAAACAGAGAAGAAACCGCGTTGCTTATTACAAAAACGATTGTGAGTTCGGCTGGCTCCGCAATGCTACTAAAAAGGAATTTTCTTCGGCTCACTTTGCCTATGTGAGCAGCTTTGGCGGTGCGGACGACTACTACGCTTCGGACTCTTATGGAGTTCGTCCGGAATTCTGGTTGGTTAGATAAATCGCGGGGCCTTGTGCCCCGTTTATATTTTATGGAGGATAGACTGAAATGCAGAAACCTAATTTGACTAAGATCTGTAGAAGTGTAAAAACAGCTACAGTAAAACATAGTCCTGAAATCCTCACAGGAGTTGGAATTGCTGGAATGGTTACGACTACCGTAATGGCTGTACGAGCTACTCCTAAAGCAATCCAATTATTGGATGAGGAAAAGCGACGTCAGCACGCAAATAAACTGGAGCCGATGGATGTCGTTAAAACTGCTTGGAAATGCTATATTCCAGCGGCAGTTACTGGAACAGTATCAGTAGCTTGTCTTATCGGAGCAAGTTCTGTTAATGCTAGAAGAAATGCAGCACTGACAGCAGCGTATACCATTTCCGAATCGACATTGAGAGATTATCAGAAAAAAGTGGTAGAAACAATCGGCGAGAAAAAGGAACAGACTGTGAGGGATGCCGTTGCTAAGGAACGTCTTGAGGAAAATCCAGTTGAAAACAAAGAAGTTATCGTCACAGCAAAAGGCGATACCTTATGTTTCGATGCTGTATCCGGAAGATATTTTCAATCGGACATCGACAAATTAAAAAAGGCTGAGAATGAATTAAATCGTCAAATGCGAGATGAAATGTATATTTCACTTAATGATTTCTATTATGAGGTCGGATTAGAGCCTATTAAGCTTGGCGATGATCTTGGCTGGAATATTGATAATGGATATATCGATCTGAGATTTAGTTCCCAGCTTGCTACGGATGGAACACCTTGTCTGGTTATTGATTATGGCTATGGTCCGAGGTATGACTTCCGTGGCTTAATGTAAGGTTCGCAGAATTTACAAACACTATTATGGAAGAACCACATATTTCAAATCTGAAAGGAGAACATATTATGGAGAACAACGAAATCATGAACAACAACGAAGAGGTTATCGAAACAACTACTGAGGAGATCGTGAAGGCGGCTTCTAACGGCGGTATGAAGAAAGCAACAACTATCGGATTGGCTATGATTGCAGGTGCATTAACCTACAAATTTGTAGTCGTTCCGGCCACAGCAAAATTCAAGAACTGGCGTGAGAATCGTAAGACGGTTGTAACTCAGCCGAAGGGCGATATCGTCGACAGAGAGTTTACGGATATCGATGAAGAGACAGAAGAGGATTCTGAATAAGAATTGAATCGATGATTCAGACAGAGGGGGAGTACCTATAACAGGGTGCTTTCCCTTTTGCTTTTTAAGGGAGGTGTCCTATGAATCAGTATATGTATGATGGACCGGTTATGGAGTTTGATACCTGCGTTGCAAATAGATGGCAGGGTTCTACATACGCGGCATCCGAAAAGAAAGCCAGGAGTAATCTGGTGTATCAGTTTAAGAAGAAAACAAACCGTATTCCAAGTACGAGGATAACCCTCCCTGGAAAAGTGGTAACGGTTAATTGAAAGGAGATTTAGAGATGGAGGAATACAAATCCAATTCCCATAAATCACGACAGAACCAGAATGATGATATTCCGGAGAAAAGAGTTGAAAAGGTTGTCAGTGGTTCTGTCAAATCGAAGAAAAAGAATGGTCTTCAGAAGATTACAAACGTATTTGTTCCGGAAGACGTAGATGATGTAAAAAGCTATATTTTTGAAGATATCGTGGTTCCGGCCGTAAAAGACATTATCTTGGATGCTGTCAGAGCATTCCTTGGTGTTAGCGGAAACTCAAGAGGTGGGAGATCGTCAACGTCATCCAAGATTTCTTACCGTAAGTATTATGACGATCGGGATCGACGAGATTCGGGAAACGTATCAAGAACACGAACTGGATACGATTACGATGATATCATTCTGGAATCTCGTGGTGAAGCAGAAGACGTTTTGGAAAGAATGGACGAGCTTATTGCTACATACCAGGTAGTTAGTGTCGCTGACTTCTATGATCTGGTTGGCGTTTCTGGCAACTATACAGACAATAAATACGGTTGGACCGATATTCGGAATGCATCTGTAATTCGTGTAAGAGACGGATACATGATTAAACTTCCGAAGGCATTACCGTTGAACTAGGAGGGATATTTATGTACGAATCAGATGATAAAATGGTGTCTCATCCGAGCCATTATCAGTCAGAAACAGGTTTGGAAGTGATCGATGTTATTGAGGCATTCACTTTCGATTTAAAAGGTATCGAAGCGACCGATACTGGTAACATTATCAAGTATGCGTGCCGCTGGAAAAATAAAAACGGCATTCAGGATTTGAAAAAGATCATGTGGTACACGCAGCACTTGATCGATCATTTAGAGAAGAAAGAAAAAATTGAAGAGGAGAATAACTGATATGAAGAAAGAAGAAATCATTAAGAACGTTTCCACGACCTTCAGCAAAGTAAGTGTGAAACTTAAGAAGCATAGCCCTGAGATTCTGGTAGTGGCTGGTGTTGTTGGCACTGTTGCAAGTGCTGTTATGGCTTGCCATGCAACAACTAAGTTGGACAGCGTATTGGAGAAGTCCAAGAAAGATATTGATGCCATTCATAAATGTGCTGAAAATGAGGAACTGGCGGCGGAGTATTCTAAGGACGACGCAAAGAAAGATTTGACTATCGTTTATGTACAGGCTGGTGTAAAAGTCGCTAAGCTCTATGCTCCTGCTGTTGCTCTTGGAACATTATCTATCGCAAGTATTGTTGCATCTCACAATATTCTCAAGAAGAGAAATGTAGCACTGGCAGCCGCTTATGCAACTGTGGATAAGACTTTCAAGGAGTACAGAAATCGGGTGGTTGAGCGCTTTGGCGCGGAGGTTGATAAAGAACTTCGCTACAACATCAAAGCAAAGAAATTTGAGGAAACTGTAACTGATCCGGACAGTGGTAAAGAGAAAAAGGTGAAGTCTACCGTAGATGTAGCAGCACCTTCTACGAACGATTATGCCCGTTTCTTTGACGATACTTGTGAGGCGTCCGAATCCAATATGGATTACAACCTTATGTATCTGCGTTCTCAGCAGAATCTGGCAAACGACAAGCTCAAGGCTAATGGATATTTATTCCTTAGCGATGTATACGATCAGCTCGGTATTAAGCGTACTAAGATGAGCCAGACTGTTGGTTGGATTTATAAACCGGAGGGAAATGAAAACGGCGACAACTTCGTTGATTTCGGTATTCTGGAAACCAACCGTGAAACTGAGGATGGCGGTTACGAGAAAGCTATTCTTATGGAGTTCAATGTAGACGGACCGATTCTCGATCTGATCTAATTTTGTGAGGAGGATACATATGCGAAATTGTATTCGTATGGTAATCCTTCCTACTCTTTGCGTATTTGCGATTATTTGCACAGGTTTTGTCTGCTCAGCAGAACGGGTAAATCAGTACGAGTATATCGAAATGCAGCCGACTTTAAAAGCTGAACCTATTGATCCTATTGTAATTATTTCTGAGCAACCCTTAGAGGAAACGGTGTCGGCAGTTGAAATCGAAGAGTATGTGGAGGATACGCTATTGCCGCAGGAAGATATTGAGCTAATCGCTCTTGTAACTATGGCAGAAGCTGAGGGCGAATGCGAGGAAGGAAAACGATTAGTGATCGACACCATCTTAAATCGTGTAGATTCTGTATATTTCCCGGATACAGTGCATGGCGTTATATATCAGGCAAATCAGTTTTCATCCATGTGGAATGGGAGAGTCGATAAGTGTTTTGTGGACGATGATATTTGCCAGTTAGTTGAAGAGGAACTGCAATCCAGAACCAATGTGGATACGATATTCTTCACTGCTGGCGGATATGGAAAATACGGAACACCAATGTTTCAAGTAGGTAATCATTATTTTTCAAGTTATGAATAGAAAGGAGTCCTAAACTATGACAGGTTTCATGGGATTAACATTTTCAGCATTTGCTGGCATTTGCTTTGTTAGTGGTCTAGCCGTTCTTATGGGCGGAAAGGAGCATCACTGATGGATGGCATTGGAAATTTTATATCCATGATGGATTACATACTGGATACTAAGAGAAAAAGACATATCACAGGAGGCATTCTGTTGAGTGCCTCTTTACTTTTTGGTGGGCTTGCTCTCACTGTTATGACAATTCAGAACGAGGAGGACGAAGATGAGTAATAAAGCTCTGTTTTCTTTGGCATTTATCATCGGCACTGTGACTGGTTCGATAGTGACATGGTATCTGCTTAAAGATAAATACGAAGCTCTTGCGCAGGAAGAAATTGACTCTGTAAAGGAGGTTTTCTCAAGACGTGAGCAGGAATTAAAAGATCAGTCTGTAAAAAAGACTGTTGCTGAAGGTATTAAAGATGCAGACAAAGAAAAACCGGATCTCAAAGAGTATGCAAGACGATTAGAAAAAGAAGGGTATACCAGATATTCCGATTTTGGGTCGGATGAGGAAGAAAAGCCTGTTTCTGAAGCCGGTCCGTATGTGATTCCGCCGGAGCAATTTGGCGATAATGAAGAGCATGAACAGATTAGTCTTACCTACTATGCAGATGGTGTGTTGGCTGATGAAAATGATGAAGTAATTGAGGATGTGGAAGATGCTGTTGGAATTGATTCTTTGAATCATTTTGGAGAGTATGAGGATGACTCAGTCTTTGTTCGTAACGATGCAAGAAAGTGCGATTACGAAATTCTCCTTGATCAGAGGACCTATTCTGAAGTAGTAGAAGATATGCCGCATCAGATGGAGGTATGATGACACGGGATGAGCTGAACAATGCATATTTTGACTGGATGTACCAGCTCGTATGTGATGATGAGTATTCACGAGGATTATCGTATCGTAAGCTTTTATATTTGCTTCATGATACGGATTTTACATACACGATTGCGCTTGATAGCAACCGCTATGACGATGGAATCGATCTTCGATATAGATTCGGAAACGAGCAGGGATACCGGGATAGTATGATTGCAAGTTATTTGGATAATCGTCCGTGCAGTGTTTTAGAAATGATTATTGCCCTTGCTATACGCTTAGAAGAGCACATCATGGATGATCCGGACATCGGTAATCGGACAGGCCAGTGGTTTTGGGATATGATTGTGAGCCTTGGATTGGGTTCTATGGATGATTCCAAATTTGACAAGGCTCATGCCGTCGATGTTATTCGGCGATTCCTGAATCGTGACTACGGACGGGATGGCAAGGGTGGTTTATTCACAATCGAGCATTGCAGATACGATATGAGAGATATTGAGATCTGGTATCAGGCTAACTGGTATCTCGACAATATCAGATAGGAGGGCGTTATGAGCCATAGTGAGGTATACAAGTGGTTCGAGTTATATTTTCCTCAGTACGCTGGGGATAAGGTAGAAACCTGGTTCCAGAACGGAAAGAACAGTATTCGCATCCGTCAGAAGAACCATCAGGAATTTATATTTACGTTCAACAATGAAGGGAATTGGCGGTTTGAGACTGTCGAAAGCTTCATGAATGGATTAAGAGGAGGTAAGAAGTAATGGGCGAAATGCTTACTTATATTTTTAGTAGCTTACGGTCATCTGAGAAAAGATTGGATGTTGTCACAAGAGCGGTCAGTAAACAGCGGAGCTTCAATAAGCAGCTCACAATCTTTGCTGTTATGACAACTGCAAACTTGGTTGTCATGAAAATCGAGCAGAAGGACCAGGCACTGCGTATCAGAAAACTGGAAAAGGAAATCGAGGAACTTAAGCGTCCGGAAGGAGAGTAAAAAATGCGATGATCGACTTTATGGTGATTTCAACACGTTCAACGAAACGTGGAGTAATAGAAATCTATCCAAAGTTCATTATTAAAAAAAGCACCGATCTAATGATTCGAGGTGGTGATTTCTATGCTATCTGGATTGAGGAACGTGGTTTATGGTCTACGGACGAGCAAGATGCCTTGCAGCTCATTGACCGCGAACTGGATAGATATGCTGAGGAGAACTGCCAGCGTTTTAACTCCGATATTAAAGTCCTGCATATGTGGGATGCCGAGTCGGGTATGATCGACTCATGGCATAAGTATTGTCAGAAGCAGATGAGGGACAGCTTTCATACGTTGGATGACAAACTTATATTTTCCAATACAGAAACTAATAAAAAAGACTACGCCAGCAAAAAGTTGAATTATCCGCTTGAAGCTGGCGATTTGTCTGCCTATGAGAAATTGATGTCTACCTTATATTCGGAAGAAGAGCGGACCAAAATTGAGTGGGCTATAGGGTCAATCGTATCTGGAGAATCCAAAAAACTGCAAAAATTTATGGTTTTATACGGAGCTGCTGGAACAGGTAAATCTACAGTTCTCAACATTATTCAGCAGCTTTTCGATGGATACTATTCTGTATTTGACGCAAAAGCACTTGGATCTTCCAGCAATTCATTTGCATTGGAAGCATTTAAAACAAACCCTCTGGTTGCTATTCAGCACGACGGTGATTTATCGAGAATTGAGGATAACACCAGATTGAACAGTTTGGTATCTCATGAGTTAATGACTGTAAATGAAAAATTCAAGTCTACATACTCAAACCGGTTTAAATGTTTCCTGTTTATGGGAACGAATAAGCCGGTCAAGATTACAGATGCGAAGTCCGGTCTGATTCGACGATTGATTGATGTATCGCCGTCTGGAAATAAGCTGAATCCAAAAGAATACAAAACGATCGTGAAGCAAGTGGAATTTGAGTTGGGAGCTATCGCCTACCACTGCCAGGAGGTATATTTGAACAATCCTGGTCGTTATGACGATTATATTCCGATTACGATGCTTGGTGCATCTAATGATTTCTATAACTTCATTATCGATTCGTATCATGTATTTAAGAAAGAAAATGGGACAACCTTGAAAGCCGCATGGGAGATGTACAAAACCTACTGTGACGATGCCAAGGTCGGGTTCCCGTTCTCACAGAGGGTGTTCAAAGAGGAACTTAAAAACTATTTTCATGATTTTCAGGAACGCTTTAATCTGGATGATGGAACTCGGGTTAGAAGCTATTACATCGGGTTCAGGACAGAAAAATTTGAAGAAGAAACTGTAGAGGAAAAGGCAGAAGTAGTCAAACCGGCACTGATCCAATTCGATAGCACTGAATCTATATTTGATGATGTGTGCTCGGAATGCCCCGCGCAGTATGCTTCGGAAAACGAAACACCTCAGAAAAAATGGGATTCTGTTCGCACGAAATTATCTGGAATTGATACGAAAAAACTTCATTATGTGAAAGTTCCGGAGAATCATATCGTGATTGACTTTGATATTTCAGATTCGTCTGGAAATAAGTCATTTGAAAAGAATTTAGCAGAAGCAAGTAAGTGGCCGCCGACCTATGCCGAGCTTAGTAAATCGGGACAAGGTATACATCTTCATTATATTTATACCGGCGATCCGACGCAGCTTAGCAGAGTATATGACGACCATGTTGAAGTTAAGGTGTTCACGGGCAAAAGCTCTTTACGGCGTATGCTGTCAAAGTGTAATAATTTGCCTATCGCAACAATTAGCTCCGGTTTACCGCTGAAAGGAGAACAAAAAATGGTAAATTTTGAAGCGATTAAGAGCGAGAAAGGGCTTAGAACACTGATCAAACGGAATCTTAATAAAGAGATACATCCGGGAACTAAGCCCAGTATCGATTTTATCTACAAGATACTGGAAGATGCGTATGGAAGTGATTTGAAGTACGATGTCACAGATATGCGCAATGCAGTATTAGCATTTGCAGCAAACAGCACTCATCAGGCAGATTACTGTATTAAGTTGGTCAACAAAATGCAGTTTAAATCCGCAGATCCGTCCACAGCGGTGAAAAACGATAATGCAAAGCTGGTATTCTATGATATTGAGGTTTTCCCAAACTTATTCCTTGTGAACTGGAAGATCGAGGGCGAGGGAAAGCCTGTTGTCAGAATGATTAACCCGTCTCCGAGTGAGATCGAGGAGCTGATGCGGTTCAGACTGGTTGGCTTCAACTGTCGGAGATATGATAACCATATTCTGTACGCAAGGTTGATTGGTTATACAAACGAACAGCTCTATAACCTTTCGCAGAAAATCATCAACGGAGGACGGAACTGTTTCTTTGGAGAAGCGTACAACGTATCCTATACGGATGTGTATGATTTCGCTTCGGCTGGTAATAAGAAGCGTCTTAAGAAATTGGAAATTGAGATGGGAAACCTCACCGATGACGATCTCAAGAAAAAAGGATTCTCAGACGAAAAAATAAGAATTATCAAGGCAGGAACACATCACCAGGAGCTTGGTCTTCCATGGGATCAACCAGTTCCGGAAGAGCTTTGGATTAAGGTCGCTGAGTATTGTGATAACGATGTTATTGCTACTGAGGCGACCTTTAATTATCTTGAGGCTGACTGGACAGCGCGACAGATTCTGGCAGATTTAGCAGAGATGACTGTTAATGATACGACCAATACCCTTACTACAAGAATTATATTTGGAAACAACCGGAAACCACAATCAGAGTTCCATTACAGAAAT